GGTCCGTTCCAGTTCAGCGACGAGCAGGGCTACGCGCTGGAGTTTGGCCAGGCCTACATGCGTCCACTGGCATTGGGCGGGGCCGTCCTCGAGGAAGGCCTCAAGGTGATCTCGATCACGCTTGGCGTGACCACTACTATCGAGGTCAATTATCACGCCTACGAAGTCGGGGACCAGGTCTATCTAAAGTCTGACGATGCCGAGGCGTTCGGCACCTCCCAGATACTCGACCGCTGGCTGACCATCCTGTCGGTGCCAGACGCCAATCATATCGTCGTCGACCTGAACTCGGTCAACTACGATCCATTCGGGGTGGACACCGGCACTGACCGTGTCGGGACACCGCCCGCGCCACCTGCACCGCCTGTCGTCCCGCCACCGGCCGTCGAGCCAGAGCCTCCCGTCGTTGGGTCCGGTTCCGGTGGCGGCTATGCCGAGCCTGGCGGCGGCGGTGGTGGTATCCCGGTCTGGCGTCCGCCAGCACAAGGCGTGGGGGGATACCCCTGATGCCGATCCATCGCATCCACCGGACGCCGTCGCCATACAACGCCAGCGAGCTGGCCGAGATCGACTTCGAGCAGACCGCCGACGTCCTGTACCTGGCGCACCACAATCATCCCCCCGGCAAGCTGGTCAGGTCGGGCCACTATGTGTGGGCGTTTTCCGACGTCACTTTCCAGCCGACCATCGCCGACCCGACCGGGATCAGTGGCTCGGCGACGGTGCCGAATACCGACAGCGCCAACAGCGGCAATGCTTATTTCCCGCAGTCGGCGACCTATGTCGTGACCGCATACAACGAGGAAACGGGACAGGAGAGCCGGGCGTCTTCATCGGTTTCCATGTCCAATGATCTCGCCCTCAAGCGCAACTACAATACGATCAACTGGGGCGCCGTCGCAGGCGCCACCGAGTATCGGGTGTACAAGGCAGAGAACAGCCAGCTGTACGGCTTCATCGGCCGCACCACGGCGCTGACCTTCCGCGATGACAACATCGGCCCCGACCTCAGCGAGGGCCCGCCGATTGCCGACAATCCGTTCGTCGGTGCAGGCAATTACCCGGCGACGATCACCTTCCATGAGCAGCGCGCCTTCTGGGGACGGACTACCAACCGGCCCAACGGCATCTGGGCTTCGCGTTCGGCCGACTATGAGAACATGGATTTCAGTCGCCCGCTGCGCGAGGATGACGCCTTCGCCATCGGCCTGGTTGCCAACAAGGTCAACGCGGTCAACCAGCTGGTATCGAACAAGCAGGGACTGCTGGCCCTGACCAGCCATAATATCTTCTCGATCCAGGGATCGAACGAGGACTACATAACTGCCAACCCGCCACCGAGGGTAAGACCTGAGATCAGTCGTGGCGTCTCCAGGCTCAATCCGATCATCATCGACAACGTCACATTCTACGAGACCGCCAAGACCGGCGAGGTGCGGACCATCGGCTACGAGTTCGAGCTTGACGGCATCCGCACCGACGACCTGACGATCTTCTCGCGCCACCTGTTCGAGAACCAGGACATCATATCCTGGGCCTACGCCGAGAAGCCCGCCAGCTGTCTTTGGCTGATCCGCGGCGACGGCGGCCTGCTCTGCCTGACATGGGACCAGGCCCAACAGGTGTGGGGCTGGACCGTGTGTGAGACTGATGGCCTGTTCAAGGATGTCTGCGTGGTATCGGAGCAGGGTGAAGACCGGGCATACTTCCTGGTCGAGCGCGAGATCAACGGGGAGGCAAGGCTGTACGTCGAGCGGATGGCTTCCGAACTATGGGAGGAGCAATCGCTGGCTACCTATCTCGATTGCTCGCGGACCTTCCAGAATACGTCGCCGGTCAGTACCGTCGACCGTCTCGACCACCTCGAAGGCATGATCGTCATGGCCTGGGTCGACGGCGAGGCCATCGCATTTAACGGCCATGATCCGCTGGTCGTCACCAATGGCGTGATTTCCCTGCCCACTCCAGGGTTGGTGATCACCGTCGGCCTTCCCTTCACCAGTCTTATCGAGACGCTGCCGCTGGCGATGCAGACCGGTACGGGGTGGAACGTCGCCAGGCCGCAGACGGCGGGCAAGGTTGTCCTGCGCGTGGTCAAGACCAGGAACGTGGCGGCCGGTCCCAACACGACCGACGAAGCGGGTGATTATACCCAGCTGTTCGATGTCAAGCAGCGCGAGTGGGAGGCTTATGGCGATCCAATCGACCTGCTCACCGGAGACATGCATGTCGACATGGCTGGATCGACCGGCAACGAGACGGTGGTGGTAGTGCGCTCGGACGACCCGACCCCGATGCATATCGCCGCGATCCTCGTCGAGCCGGATGTCCAGGTTGAAAATTGAACTTAAACCGGCACGGCTCGTACACACCGGCCCGATTGCTGCGCGTATCCGTGAAATGGATCGCATCGAATGTGAAGCTCTGGGCAAAACCCCAAAGGCGGCTATTCGGTGGGGGCTGGCAACGTCGCTGAGCGCCTACACCGCAATCGGCGATGGCAAGCCGGTGGCGATGATCGGGGTGGCGGCAGAGAACATGCTCGAAGGCAGGGGCACCATCTGGATGCTCGGCACCGATGACGTCTTCAAGTCCGGCCGTGCGCTGATGACCTACGGCCCGCTGCTGATCGAGATGTGGCTGGAGCGGTTCAAGGTCATCGAGAACATCGTCAGCATCGACAATGCGAGGGCGATCAACTTGCTGCAGAGGCTCGGCTTCACCATCGACATCACCGATGTCCGTATCCACGGCGGGGTGGAGTTCATACCGTTCTGGATCGAAAGGAGCGATTCAAGAAGCGATCTCCCCACCGTAGGTGGGTAACCATGTGTCTCCCTCTCGCAGCTGCAGCACCCGTCTTGGCAATAGCCGGTGGCGTCATGCAAGGCGCTGGCCAGGTCTACTCCGGCATGCAGGCCAAGAGCCAGGGCAAGTACGAGAGCGCGATGGCCAAGCGCAACGCGGCGATGGAGGTCGAGGCAGCCCATGAAAGTTTCGAGGCAGGCAAGGACGAGCGCCGTGATTTCTGGCGCAAGGTCGGCGGCATCAAGGGACAGCAAGTGGCTTCCATGGCCGCCAACGGTATCGACCTCGGTTTCGGCACCGCTGAACTGGTGCAGCGCGACACCCAGGAAATGAGCTACGAAGACGCCAAGAACCTGCATCGCAACATCGAGCAGCGGACCCGCGGCCACCACATCAATGCCTCGAACTTCGTCGCCGAGGGCAAGGCGGCCAAGGCGAGGGGTAAGGGCGCAATGGTCAGCGGCCTGATCGGCGGCGCAGCTTCGGTGCTGGGTGGTGTCAGCCAGGCTGCTGGCATGAAGGCGAAGATGGGCACCTGATGCCTAGGGTGCGCACTTACGAGGGTGGCAACATCCAGAGCCAGGGCACCACCGGCGCCCGTTTCCGTGCGGCCGACTTTGGCGACGGCATGGGCCAGGCGATCCAGCAGGCTGGCAAAGTTGTCGGCGATGTTGCCGACAAGATCGACCAGGTCGAGGATGTCAAGGCGCGGGTCGAAGCCAACCGGTTGGCAGTCGAACACTCCGAGCATGTCCGCGAGATCAACCGCCGAGTTGTCGAGACGCTGGGCGAAGGCGCCGAAGCTGCGTCCGACCAGGGTGTCATCGATCTCCAGGCGACGACCAAGGACCTGATCGGCCGGGCCAGTCCTCGAGCCCGCCTCCTCCTGCAGAACGAACTGACGACGCGCTCAGGCGCGGCGATGGACAGCTGGCACACCCATGGCTTCCGCCAGAAGGGTGAGGCTCTGGAAAGCAGCTCGGTGGCCCGCATCAATCGCGTCGTCGAGGATGCCGCCGACCTGGAGGACGAGGGCCAGGCCACTGCGATGCTCGGCGAAATCCGCGGCATCAACGAACAGCGCGCCAACTTCTTCGGAAAAGGGAAAGACTGGCTGCTCGACGAGGACCGCAAGGCGGTCAGCACATTCTACAAGTCGAGGGCCTTGAAGCTGGCGACCGGCGAGAGCGGCAGCGCTTCGGCGGCCATCGGCTATGCCGAGAAGAACCGCGACAAGATGACCGACGCCGACTACCTGGCGCTGGTCACCAGCTACAACGACAGCGCGCTCGACGAAACCGCGACGGCGATGGTCTACGGGGCAAGCCCCGTCGGGGCGGCGGTGGTGGAGGGGGAGGCTCCCGCAGACGGGGGTCCACCACCGGCCGCGCTCGATCCGATTGCCTTCTTCAAGGCGTTCGTATCACCGCATGAGGGCGCAGGCCTGGTAGTCGACAGCAACGGGGCGCTGGTGAAGTACGGGGTCAATGCCGCCTACAATCCAGGCGAGGACATCAGGGGCATGACCGAGGATCGTGCGGCCGAGGTTTTTCGTACCAAGTATTTCATCCCGTCCGGTGCCGACAAGCTGCCGCCCGGCCTGGCCGCGATCCACGCCGACACCTACTGGCTCAACCAGAAGCAGGCGATGAAAATCCTCAAGGACAGTGGCGGCGATCCCGACAAGTACATCGAGATGCGTGGCGCTTTCCTCAACAGCCTGATCGCCAAGAACCCCGCCAAATATGGCCAGTATCGCAACGGCTGGGAGCGCCGGACCAAGGAGCTGGCTGCCTATGCCGACCGCCAGGGTGGCGACGGCACCTCAACCGGCCCAATTCCAGTTGGGCCGAACACCAGCCTCGAAGGCTTTCGTGCCCAGGTCATGGCCCGCACCGACATTGGCATGAACCTCAAGACCAAGATCATCAAGCTGGCAGAAGGGCGCCGCGCCGAGGTCCGGCAGGAGCAGCAGATTTACGAGGAGCAGGTTACCGACCAGCTGACCGCTGCGTCGGTTGCGCTGGGTGAGGGCTTCACCGACGTCAAGCAACTGCCGTCTAACATCTGGGTCAACGCGCCACCGTCGGTGCAGGCGAAGTTTATTGCCCAGGCCAAGACCAACAAGGAAGCTAAGCCGCTGTCGCCAGCTGCCGCTGCGCAGGTCGGGTTCCTCCGTTCGTTCAAGCCGGAGAGCTTCACCGATCCGAAAATGCAGCGCGAGCTGGCCAAGATGGGCCTGACCACCAAGCAGATTTCCGATCTCGCTGCCGAGGGTGGCAAGGCCGCTGGAACCATCGCCGGGCAGAAGGCCGACCCGATCCCGCGCTCGACACTGGAGAGCCTCGCCCGCCCCGCCTACGAAGCCGCTGGCTACCGCCTGTGGACGACCGAAGCTCCGGACAAGCAGAAGGACAAGTCGGCCGCAGAGAAGCGTCAGGACGCGGCCCAGCAAATCCAGCTGCTCAACAACCTTGAGCATGAGGCGGTGGCGTGGGCCAACGCCAACCCCGGCAAGAAGGCCGACACGACGACGATGCAGAAGTGGATCGCCAATTCGCTGATCCGGACCCTGCCTGATCGTCCTTTCGGGACACTCAACGATCATGAGGTGATCAACAGCTATGGCCAGAAGAACTACACCGAGACCGCCATGCTGCTCCGGTCCCACAAGATCGATCCGACCCCGGCCAACATCGCCGACTATTTGCGCCGCTACTTCCGTCGTCAGCACGGGGGACAGTAATGCCTCCTCGTAATTCCATCATCGAAGAGATGATGGCCGAGCGCGCCTACGGCCCGATTACCTCTGCCAACTTCGCCGACGCCACCGCAGCTGCCCGTGCCAACGAGGCGGCCCACAAGCTCGGCATGCCTGCCGACGTAATCGACCATGCCCTACCCGACGTCCTCAATGCCGAGCGGTTGCGCAAGCGCCAGGCAGAGGCGGCCAACAACGCGACCTATGCGAAGATCATGTCGAACAAGCGCCTGGCCATGTCGGCGATGGACGACGATCACCTGCCCAAGGTCGCCGAGCAGATTGGCAATCACATCGACAAGTCGGCGCCGGTAGCAGGCATCGGCATGGCTGGCGGCCTTCGTGCCGCGACTATGGGCCGGTTGATGAGCGGCGTGTCGTCACTGGGCCAGGGCCTGGTTGGCGCCTTCACCGGCATGGCAGACCAAATCCAGGGTCCGTTCTCTTCCGGCCTGGCGACGCCGTTCACCGCCCCGATCACGATTGCCAAGCAGCTGGGCGGCCCACTCTACCAGGCGCTAGGCCGTGGAGCAGCGGCGACCCGCGTCGAGACCGGCGACCGCAACATCAACGACATCCTTTCGGGCGTCGAGAGTGCCCCGACCAGTTTGGCCGCGCTGGGAGCCACCCTGTTCGGCGGCCCGCTGGCCGGTGCCGCCGTGATCGGCGGGGTGACTGGCGGCCACAGCTACATGGAAGGCCGCGAGGCCGGGCTGACTGCGCGGGAGAGTGCGGTCTATGGCCTGACCGACAGCGCCATCGAGCTGGCCACCGAGTGGGGGCCGGAAGCCCTGCTCAAGCGGTTTGTCACCGAGGGTGGCTTCAAGGCCGGTGCCAAGGCTCTCGGCGTCGAGGTTGGCGGAGAAGTCGCTGCCACCGCGCTGCAGGGCCTTAACAAATGGTGGTGGATCGACCGCGACAAGGGGATGTCGTTCAAAGACTTCCTCGCCACCCTGCCAGATGCCGAGCGCTCGACCGTGGTTGCGACCCTGTCGACGATGGGCCTGACGATGGGCGCCGGTTACGCTGCACGCGACTTCGTCAAGCAGCGCACCGACCAGGATGCCGCAGTCCGTGTCGACCAGATCATGGAAGCGGCGGCGCAGTCGCCGACCCGTACCGCCAACCCGACTGACTTCGGCTTCGCGCTGAGCCAGGCGCTGGAAGATACCGCGGCCGAGAACATCTACGTTCCGGCCGAAGAGGTCACCAAGTTGTTTGATCCGGAGAAGGGCGAGGTCTCCGAGCAGATGGCGGCCGATCCGTTCTGGAGCAAGCATGCCCACCAGCTGACCGAGGCGACAGCCCTTGGCGGCGACATGGTCCTGCCGCTGGCCGATGCCGCCACTCACCTCGCCGGTACGCCGCAGTGGGAAGCGCTGCGCGACCATGCCCGCGTCAGCGCGAGCGGTGCATCGATCAGCGAAGCCAAGACCAAGAAGACGCCTGAGCAACTGCAGGAATTGGCAACCCAGGCCAGCGGCATGCTTGGCCAGGTACTCAACAATGCCCAGTCGATGAAGGCCCGCCAGATCGTCGGCAACTGGGCGCAACAGATTAACGCCAGCGGCGAGCAGGCCAACGTCGTCAATCGAATGCTGGCGTCGAGCCTCGCAGCCAACTATGGCCGCGACGTACAGCGCAAGATCGAGGCTGGCGAGCAGCCGGTATCGATGGAAGAGTTCGCGGCCACCTACCTGCCGCAGGCAAAGCGCATGGCCCAGTCCAGCTACGAGGCCGGGCCCGGCGCGACGATGGAACAAGGACAGGCAAGTGAACAAGCTACGCAAGCACCTGCAGGCGACCAAGCCGCAGCAGGAACAGTTTCCGGACCAGGACAGCTACGAGGAGGCCTTGGGCTACTGGATGTCACGCCAGGGTCGGTCCTTGGCACTGACGAGCAAATCGAAGGAGCCCCAACCAGCATAACCGTACCAGGCCGCGGTCAGGTCACCGTCCGGCCGCACGTCCCTGCGCGGCAGGCGGCCATCCGCCACATGATCAACAAGGGCCTGAGTTACCTACCGACACGCAAGTACGCTAAGGTCGATGAGGGTCGCGCTACCCGCATTGCAGCCGCGTTCGAGACGATGCCTCACGCTCCGTCCGATCCGCTCGTCAAAGCTGCCTACGATGCAATGATTAAAGAGACGCTCGAACAGTTCCAGCAGATCAAGGAGACAGGCCTGGAGATCGAGTTCATCACCGGCGAAGACCCCTACGCGGCATCCCCCAGGCTCGCGATCTTGGACGTACAGGAGAACAATCACCTTTGGGTATTCCCGACGGAGGGCGGCTTTGGACAGGGGGAGATCACGGATAGCCCGCTGCTGGAGCCAGTCGACGAGTTCATCGGAGGTCGTCAGCTTCTCGCCAACGACGTCTTCCGGATCGTCCATGACTACTTCGGTCACATCAAGGACGGTCACGGCTTTCGAGCCGAAGGTGAAGAGAACGCCTGGCAAAGCCATGCCGCGATGTACACTCCGTTAGCCCGCCGAGCGATGACTACCGAAACACGGGGACAGAACAGCTGGCTGAATTTCGGCCCCCACGCCGCACATAACAGAAAAGCGTCCGGTTCAGAAACCATTTACGCCCCTCAAAAGATTGGGCTTTTGCCGGAGTGGGCGAGTGAAGAGGGGATGCTGGCCGACCCGACGTCCGGAACCCGTCGTGTTCGCGGCTTCCACGGCACCCCGATGGGGTTCGACAAGTTCGCGCCGGGCAAGGCTGTCTGGTTCGCTGAGGACGAGAGCCTGGCTGAGCGTTACGCCAACCCGCGCCGGTTCAAGATGCTCGGCGAAGGCAGGGTCATCGCCGCCGATCTCGACATTCGCAACCCTCTCGATCTCGACCCGGCGCTGGCTGGATTGCCAGCACACACTGTCGTTGC